ATTTATCCGGTGGGGTTATTAAAGTTATTTTTCCTAAGTTCATACACTTTTCTTAATTTTAGACCAAATAGAATTTTCGGACTGTTCGGCATTCTGAACATATCCTACCTTGTCTTTATTTCTATCTCCCCCGATGGGTTCTTGATCATATAGGTCTTTTTTTTTGAATCGTCCGATTCAAGATCTAAACCAATCCATTGCACACCGTCAAACTTAAATGTTTTCTCGGGTGAAAAATCGGTTCTTAGGAATAGATCTCCTTTAGATGGATTTTCTGGAAATTCAGTTCCGTTTGGTTCTGCGGAGGTCTCAATGCCATTGCTATCTATGTAAGTTTCACCTGTAGCCAATCTCTCAGCTATATTACTTTCTTCGCTAGCTTTAGCAGCTTCACGTTCTGCTTCCTCAATCATACGATTCCATTTGTCAAGCTCGCTTACTGATTCGGTTGAATCAGCTGTAAGTTCTTCTGGCGCTGTTATATCACCTCCTAGTGCAGTCGCCGGCGTTGTGTGCTCGGGTTCATGGAATTCGTCTAAAAATTGATATTCAATTTCTTGTTCTTTTTTTGGTACTTCAAATGTAGGACCAGTTTGTATCCATTCCCCTCCAGGTTCACGGACACCTTCAAAGTCTGTTGTAGTTTCTTTTAATTCTTCTGCTGTAGGTTTTTCACCAACATCTGCTACATAAGAATCTGGAGTATTAAATGCTTCGGTTAACTCATCTGCTTGGTCATCGAGCCAAGTTTTTTCTTTTTGTTCTCTAGTCCAGACAAATGTCATTTGGGCGGCCAGCAACATGATAACAGCTAGTGGATCAAATACAATAACAATTAAGATGATGATCCAAGTAACTGCTCGTTCGAGCATTGAGGCATCTGGGGCGGCACCATATAAAAATGCCGCAATGTATTTTATCGGCCCTACTTCAGCTTCAACTTTACGATTTTCTGCACGTATAGGTGCCGCGTCATCATTGATCTGACTAATTGTTTTCTGGTTCGCTTCAATATCTTTGGCAAGAGCCTGACGGTCTTTTTGCTGCGATTTGCGTACAACGTTTGCTTTATCGGCACCTTTTTCATCACTGCTTCGGCCCATGATTTGGTCCACAGCGTCATCCATCTGTTTAATTTGCTTGCGGTCAGCTTCGATATTTTCTTTTGCCGTCTTAATTTTCTCATCATATATTGCTAGTTTAGATTGAACATCACCAGATACTAGATTTTGATCGTTGTGTGCTTTTGAAAGAAATCCAAAAATACCCATTGATGTAATTAACATCAATACCACAACTGCAATGGTCATGTAGTATCTCATAAAACGTGGAGCACGTTCCCAATTGGCTTTGAGCCAGGAAGCGCAGACAAGTTTGCCAACTTCTAAAGCTGACCCCATGATGATAATTGGAATGGCGGCGGCGGAAAATATAGCGGTCAAACCTACTACTGAATAGTAGATTGCGACCGCTGATATTGTTAAACCAGTGAGTAGTAATAACCAAGCTAAAATCATATCTTATATTTATTTGAATACGATCAAGGCCAGTAGTGCAGCCTGGCAAAAGAAACCTAATCCAATAGTTACTACATTAAGTAGGTCCTTTTGGATTGTTGCTTTTAGGAAAAAACAGAACAGGCCGGTCCAACTGAATAATACCATATCAACAGGCGGCATCTTTTCAGTTAAACCTGTTAAAACCGCAACCATAGTTGGAATAGTTGCTAAGTGTAGTAGTACAATAGCTACCCAACCCATAGTTTCTGCACTTACATGCGGTGCGTGTTCTTTGATGTTTTTAACCCATAAATCTAAATCAAAAAAATCGTGTACACCTTTTTTAATACCTTCGACAATTGCGTTCATTTTAATCCTTACTTGTAAAAAATATGATGGCCGATTTTAGTTACCTTTTCTCGTTTCCATCCAGGGTTAACATAATCTGCATGATAATACAGGGCTTGTTTTAAATCAGGAAGTCTAAACCCTTCCAATAATACTTTTTTGGCCACTTCCATTGATTCTGTGTATACTGGTCCGTTTTCAGGACGTTTAGCACTCGGGCCTTCACAATACCAGCTGAACTGGCATAGTACTTTTTCGTATACTACATTTTTTTGATAAACCACGCGGCAGATGTCACTTGGGAACTCTCCACTTTCGGCGCGATTAATTGTAACTTGTGCTACGGCTACTTTGCCTTCAAAAGGCTCATATCCGGCTTCATGGTATATATTACGAGCTAGACAATCTAATTGTGCTTGTCTCATTTGTGCTGTAATTGGACTCGCTTCCATGCGAGCTTGTTTTAAATGATCAATCTTTCTAATTACTGATTGATATCCTACTGTTGCTACTACCAATAATGCTAGTAACATTACTACTGTTTTGATGATGCGTATCATTTTTGTCTCCTTTACGCTGGATGAGGTATCGCTACTACCGTCATTAGTTAATGTTTGGCTGTATCCGTTTCTCCTTAACAAAAAGCCGTTTGCCCCAAAAACCTTTGGGGACAATATATAGTTATCCTGATTTTTGTCAGGAAAAGTACTATGTTTATACTTAGTCACAGTTTAACGTCTCATTTTAGAAATGTCAACTGCTTCTTCGTCACTAAAAACCGGCACTGCATTGCTCTTATGCATGGTTGCGATGCCTTTTACCTTTGTACCAGTATAAACCTTAGCTGGTGCCAGGGTTGCATTACCGGTATAATCACCTCTGCTTTTGAGATGGGCGGTTGTGTTTCGGCCTTCGGGAATAGCCAAACTGTAGTTACCGCTTAAACTAGGAGCACTCATAGCTCGAGCACGTTTCTTTTCTTCTGCTTCTATGCCCCATTTCTTTTGAAGCTCTTTCCACGACTCGTCCAATTCTCTAGCCTTTCTAGCATGTTCTGCTGAAGCAAATTTCTTCTTGCCTTTCTTCTTGCCTGTAGTTGAATACATAGGCGGCAATAGGTGCATACTCAAAATATTCTCCAAAAGTTATAACAATACTAGTATTATACTAGATTATATTATTATTGTCAATATAAATTGAATGCTACAGTAATTCGTTCATTTTGAGTAGTATTGCGGTCTACCCTATGTACTACCCAACTTGGAAATAATAATATTTTTCCAACTGTTGGATTTGATACGCCAGTTTCTATAGGAAGTTTATCAAATGGAAATCCTGAATGTTGTGACATTGGTGCAGGATGTCGAAATCTAGTTCCTCCATCTTTTCCATTTGTTTGGTAATAGTAAATTCCAGAAACCCTGGCAGGAGTATGAGCATGATCATATTGGTAGCCTCCATAGTTACTAAAATTAAACCAAGATTCGTCCAATACAAATTTAGGATCTCCGTATCCTAAATCTTGTGCATATTTTAAACTAGCCCATTTTATTTCTTCAATTAATAAATTTAATTTGAATTTAACTAAATCATTAGTAGTATTTTTGCCATATGTAAATGTAGTATAAGTATCATCGCCCCAAGGTTGTTGTAAATTAGATTTTCTAATTTCAGGTAGTGCTTGTGAGATCTCTGTTTGCACTTTGTCTAAAGTGTCACCTGAGAGTTGATGTAAAAAGAACGGAGTTGAAAATAAAGATTCAATCATACTCGAAAACTTTCACCGCATCCACATTCGCCTCGAGAATTTGGGTTGGTAAACTCGAATCCTTCGTTGAGTCCATTGCGGACCCAATCCATTGTTAAGCCTGCTAGGTAAGGCTCATCTTTCAAACTGACTAGTACACAGAAATCGTTTTGGGCATAATTGATTATGCCTTCTTCTCCGTCATACTTGTCCACATATTCTAACACATAAGCCAGGCCACTACAACCTGTGGTTCTTACACCTATGCGAATGCCAACACCTTTGCCTCTGCGTTCCAAATTTTGTTTGATTTTTTTACTGGCTGTGTCTGTTACGATAATCATTTATGGCTGCCTTGATTGCGTCTTCAGCAAGTATTGAACAATGTATCTTGACTGGAGGCAATGCTAGCTCTTCGGCAATTTGGGAATTTTTAAGGTTAACAGCATCATCAATATGCATACCTTTAACCCATTCAGTAACCAATGAACTTGACGCTATTGCTGAACCGCATCCGTATGTCTTGAAACGAGCATCTCTAATAATACCATCTTCATCTACCTTTATCTGTAGTTTCATTACATCACCACAAGCCGGAGCGCCGACCATACCAGTACCCACAGTAGGATCATTCTTATCAAACGATCCTACGTTTCTTGGATTTTCATAATGGTCGATAACCTTATCTGAATAGGCCATTAGTTTGGTACCAATACAATTTTTTGAGTATTGGTCTGGGGGTCAATCATTTGTTGCCAATGGTATCCTGGAGGAGGTGCTTGGACGTAAGGTTGAGGTTGTGTATAAACAATTGGAGGTTGTTCAACAACTACTGTACGAGGTTGGGCGATTTCATAACCAATCACTCCACCAATTACAGCTGGAGCGACCCAACCCATACCATATCCGCCACCGTGATAGCAACAACCGCCACGATATCTAAATCCTTCGTGTGCTTGAGCTGTTGCCGATCCAACTAATGCTAACAATGATAAAGCAAAAACTATCTTTTTCATAATATACTCCTTAGCGTATACTAATATAACGCCTTAGACTAATATTTAGTTGACTTATTTGGCTTCTTTACGAGCATTTTTAACTGCTGTAACGTCGTTGCGTGTTTCTTTACACAATTTAGCCAAATCTTGACAATGTTTACGAACACGAGTACCAGCGGCACCTACTTCTTTGTCATAGAATTTTTCGAAGTCTGATTCCATTGCTTCGATGATTGCAGTGAATTCTGCGTATTTGTTTGTAGCCATTTAATTCTCCTTTAGGCAAGTACCAAGTACTTATACCTAGTGTACAGGGGTTAAAAATAAATGTCTAGTTAATCGGCAAAAACATTTGGACTGCCGGCTGTGATAGCACCGCCGTCTGTACTATCGCCTACTCTGGCTACTCCAATACCGCCTACAAACACATTTCCCGATCCGGCATTTATTGCCGCACTATGGGGTACGCATACCTTGCCACTTTTAATAGTATGGGGAGACGTGGGATTGCCAATGCACTCAATAGGAATGCCATTGGCAAATACTTTGGATCCGGCACCTGTCGGACCAGTTATAGTCGTAGTTGCATCACAACCATGTCCAGTGGTTGTTGGATCGCCTTGTCTTGCTACGGCTGGCATTATGCTAGTTTGATCCCTGTTGTTTGTTCAGTGTAACGATCTGCGGCATCTTTGATAGTAGGTGCTAGAACCATTACTGTACTTCTATTTATAGTAACTTCTGCATCCGGATCTGTGGTAAACAAAAATGGTACTAGACCAATGCCATCTTTGGTTGCTGTCAAACATAATGGTTTCTTAACTCGAACACCTAATACACCGTCTTCGACTAATTTGGCTACAATTTCTTCACCAGCTGTTGTTTTGATTGTAACTACTTCGCCCTCGGCGATACCTTTATTAATTAACATGTTATACCTTTTCAAAATGTTTCTTGAGTTCAGTGAACCCGCCTATATAATTATCGTCTAAAAATATCTGCGGCAAAGTTCTGGCTGTTGGTACTGCTTCTAATAGCTGTTCTTTGGTCCAATCTTCTTGAACATTTCTTTCTTCGAATTCAATGCCTTTCATTTCTAATAAGGCTTTGGCCTGTACACAAAATGGACAGGCATTTTTGCTCCATACCACTGCTTTCATATTCTTTCCTTTTTACTATTATAACGCAGGTAAGGCATCGTAGTCAATACCTTCACTCATTATGCCAATAACGTAATTTGTTGATTCACTTTCTTGTAGTGCTGTTTGTTTTTTACTAGTATCAACATGTTTGTTGAACCACGGAATAGGTGTGCTACGAGGTGCGGCTTGTTGGTACTTAATACCAATATCTTTAAGTGCAGAAACTGCGGTGTAGTCCACAAAGTCTTTAAGAATGTTAGAGTTCAAACCAATTACTGGACCTTTCTTGAACAAGTAGTCTGACCATTCTTTTTCTTCACGTATAACGTCCAGGTATAAGTTATAAACTTCAGCTTCACATTCCAGTTTAGCTTCAGCAAATCTTGAATCTTCTTTGACCACTTGATTGATCAAATAGGCTGTCCAACCTTTGTGTAGCAATTCGTCCTGTAGAATCAAACTGATAATGTTGCCATTACCAATAAAAATCTTGTTTTCTACCATAGCGAGAGAAGTTGCAAATGATACCATGAAGCGGAAGGCTTCGAGGGCGTAACTAGCATTAAGAGCCAACCAAATGGCTTTAATATGTGTTTGTTCATTGATTTTTTCTCCGGCTTCCTTGCGACAGTTGATAACATGAAGGGCATCGTAGTAGTTGCCTACACTGGATGCCATGCTTACAATCTCTTCTGTATCATGGATAGTGTTGAACACATCTTTGGGCACATTATAGATGTTACGGATTATGTGACTGTAGCTCTTGCTGTGGATGTTTGTTTCAAAGAAACCCCAGTTGTACATAAGAGCTTCGACTTCTGGTAAGGAACACACTGGAGTAAATACCTGCGTTGGTCCACGACCTTGAAGACTATCAAGTGCTGTTTGACGTAATAAATTGCTGGTGAAAATATGTTTAATCGCATCGCTCGCATCCTTAAAATCATTAGCGTCTTTACTAAGACTAATCTCTTCGGGTTGCCAGAAGAAGCCTCGGGCTGTCGCTTCAAAGTCTGCAATCTTACGATATTTAGTCTCCTCAAATCTCTGTATTGTGACTGGACCTGCTGGATCCAGAAACATCTTGCGATTCAAATAGTCTGTCTTTGTCTGTAGGTTATATTGTGCTTTTGACATTTATTTTGTTCCTGGGTAAAAAGTTGGACTGTAGTAGTCAATTTTAATTCTGTTATCTTGATAAGTGCAAGATATTTCTTTTCCGTTTTCCATAATAACAGTCATATCATCATACACACAAGTTACTTTGTAATTTATTTCAACTGTATCAGATAAATTCATATTGCTTCCTTTAGTTCTTTCCATTCTACAATTTGCAACTTTCGCATCCCTCTTCGTCGTCAAAATTAATGTGTTCAAGTGGCATATCTGGAGCAATCTCATCATCTGCCTTACTACCTGCTTTATTTACAAGGCTATAATAGAAGGTCTTGATCCCCCACATGTGTGCTTGCATCAAGTTCTTGGCAATCAATGTAGTTGGAACTTTACGATCCGCAAAATGTTTGGGGTTATAAAAAGTATTCACAGAAATAGCCTGGTCCACATAGGCCGCAAGCACTGCCGCTGTCTTTAGGTAACCATCACAGTCTTTCTGTTCCCACATAAGTTGGTACTTGTTTTTAAGTTTATGATATTCAGGAACCACTTGTGTAAATGATCCTGCTTTGCTTTCCTTAGTACTGATCAAACTCATGGGCAACTCAATTCCATTAGTGCTGTTTATAACAACACTACTGCTTTCGACTGGGGCAATGGCCATTAAGGTTGCATTGCGAACTCCATACTGTTTCATATTAGTACGTAAGGTTTCCCAGTCAAGTTCAGGTGTGAAGTCTGCTAGTTCATTAGCACCTTCAGCTCGTAGTTCCCAGGGGAAGATCCCCTGGCCGTAGCGTGTCTGACTACTATGTAAGCACGCCCCGCGTTCTTTGGCCAACTCAACAGTAGCTTCTGTCAAGTAATAGGCTTGATGCTCCATCCAAGATTTAACATCTTGTAGTGCATCCTTTTCTCCATACTTCAATCCACGTTTGGCATGCCAGTAGGCTAGGTTAGTAACACCAATGCCCAGGGGCTGTATTTCATCGTTGGATAACTTGCTCTGGATTGATAGGAAGTCTTGGTAATCAAGAATGTTACATAGGCTACGCTGTAGAATACGGCAAGCACGACGCATGTCTTCTGGATTACGGAAGGCTCCCCAGTTGATGGATCCCAGTGTACATAACGCTATGCGACCTTCAGCGTCATCCAGACGTTTGAAACTTTTTGTAGGCAAAAGGATCTCGCAACATAAATTTGACTGATAGATGGTATGATACTCAGGATCAAACGGACCTTGATTCTGTACGTTGTCGATAAACACTAGATAGATACGACCAGTGTCTGTACGCTCTTTAAGTATGCCTGACTTGAATACTTCTTCTGCGCTCATAACTTTCTTACGTAAGTCTGTACGATTTTCGTAGGCTACATACAGTTCTTCAAATTTCTCTGTGTTACGATAAAAGGCTTCATATAAGTCGGGTACTTCATTCGGATCAAAGAACGTGATATTTTCTTTGTTCTTGAATCGTCTCCAAAAGAATTTGCTAAGGACAACTCCATAGTCCATGTGTCTGACTCGAGTTTCCTCTGTACCTTGGTTGTTCTTAAGAACAATAAGGTCATCAAACTGATGATGCCAAATGGGATAAAATACAGTAGCACTTGCATTACGAATACCTCCTTGACTACAACTGCGCAAATCTCCGAACCACTTTTTTAAGAATGGTATCATACCAGTATGCATGATTTCGCCACCGCGAATTGGTGATCCTAGTGGACGTAAGCGACCAATTTCTAAACCGATGCCAGCACGTTTACTGGCATACTTGGCCATCATCTCCCCACTAGCAAATATGCTATCCAAATCGTCGTCACTGCGGATAAGCACACAACTAGAAAACTGTTTAGTCGGAGTGCCAAGCCCAGCCAAGACAGGTGTAGCAAGAGTAAACAAACCATCGGATGCCGCTTGATAGTATTCTTTAATGTAACGCATCCTTGCGCTGTTGGGTTCTTCCCGATGGAAGACTGTAGCTGCTGCCACAATATATCTAATCTGTGGAGTTTCATAAATTTCCTTTGTTGCACGATTGCGTACCAAATATTTTTCTATCAACTGCTCGATGGCTGCATATCCATACTGTTCATCTTTTTCGTGATCCAGCATGTCATTCATACGGTTCCAGTCATCTTCTGTGTACCATTCAAGTAGTTCTGGAGTGTACAAACCGACTTCAACATTTTTCTTAATGATAGTGTAAAGGTGTGGAACTTCGTAATCTCCATACACGTCTTTACGTAGCATTGAAAGTCTCTGTTTGCCTGCTACATATTGATAGTTAGTGTGTCCAACGTCTGGATTAGATTCTACATCAATTAAGTCTACTACAGCACGTAATGTGATGTTGTCAATTTCACTGGTTGTAATGCCATCGTAAAAGTGCGGTTGACTTTTGATTTCGATCATTGATTGACTAACATCTGCTATACCTTTACACACTTTGGCAATTTGTGCTTGCCACTTTTCTACGGCTAGTGGCTCTCTGTTTCCGCTTCTTTTAATTACTGTGATCTTGGTCATCGCTCTTTCTTTAAATTGTTATTGGGTGTAATATATTATATCGTTTTAGGAAGTATTTAGTGGCAGCAAAATGACCGACAAAACTTATTCGCAGTCAAAGGTTTAAGGGGGTTTTTGCTAGGATTTTTCAAACCGAGAGACAATATCTTCATCGCAATTGAAATTATATGCGTATTTTAAGAAATTGTCTATCAGTTTGGTTGTGAGAAAGAAGCTGTGTATGAATAACTCAATTGTCCTCTTTCGTTAGGTAATTTATTTGTGTAAAATATTCCAATTGAAGTAGGCAGACCCACACTACTATCTGAATACGAGCTGCCGCTTGCATCTAAGTATTGAGCAGAGAAATCTAACGCCACAGATGTTTGCGAGCCATCACCAAGTGTTCCATCGCTACCAGCAAAATTATATCCATCACTTAGTTGAATTGGATGGTTTACACTAAATGGTGAGCCTGGTGAAAATGTAGCAGAAATTGTAATTGTACCTTTACGTACATACGATCCTACGGTACTATTATAAGTATAGTCGATATTGTATACTGCATTACCAATTGTTTCACCTAATTCATCTGTGCATACTGGTAGTCTAAAAACAAATTGAGGACCAATGTTTGATGGGCTTGTTGTACATACCAATCCTGAAATTTGTTCAAACCCAATAGTTTTATATGTAACGTTTCCTCCAACTTCTGGAATATATGGAAAAGATGTTAAGTTAGTTGAATCGAATGATGCAGCTGTTCTATCAGAATAAACGTTGGTTACAGAATTATTATTGGTAAAACAATAAATTTGTGGGTACAACGAATTTGTGCCTCCATCATTACCTACATTATATAATTTAGTATTAGCTACAGTATTACCAGTGCCAGTACCAATCAACACAGCTTGTCTTCTAACATTATTAAAATTTCCATTAATAATTTGATTTTTGTTATCTGATCCTACAGTTAATTGATCACTAGTGTGATTAAATTGCGAAGTATAATTATAACCTAACACAAACCCCATGTAAACACCGTCGACGTATGGATTTTCAAACACATTGCTATTTGAAGCTCCTGAAGAGTATACACCAAATGTAAAGTTGTTAAGGATAACATCTCTGAATATGTTATTTTGTGTTAGCACAGCATTTTTGGAATTTAATGCAATACCTGTAGATACAGTATTGAATACAGGATAACTAGGCCCACCGATTAATTTGATATCTTCAAACAAACTATCACTAGTTGAATTCAATTCCAACGCGGTGTTATCGCCAGTAGTAACTTGAATTGTTAAACCTTTTAAGTGAATATGTCTAGCATGGTTGGACGATGTAGGCACACCTTCTTGATTTAACGCTCCTTGAGCCGCAGGATCGTTATTGGTTGTATTGAATCCAAATGTTGATATATCTGTTACAGTTTGTATAGCTGCACCAGTTAATGCCAATTCTAAAGATATTCCTGTTCCAGCACCTATTGGACTTGTTCCTGTGTTTGTTAACGAAATGGCGCCTGTTCCGGTAATAACAGTTGATGCCACGGCTTGATTTGTACTAACTAAAAATGTATTAGATGTAATTGAAGCTAAAATGTAAGTGTTTGCAGGCACACCAGTTCCCGACAACAGTTGTCCTGCTACAACTGATCCAGAAATTGTTGCAGATACAGTTAGTAAACCATTAGAAATACCAGCTACAATAGATCCAGTAAATGTAGATGATAAAATTATACCAGTACCTATAATAGTTCCACTTGCTGTCGGAGTGTTGTAGGTATGGGTGGGACAGGCAATTTGCCATGTACTTCCAGAACCTAATCCATCAATATTTTGTACAATATATGTATTGGGAAATATTCCAGGTCCAAACAAAATTTGTCCTGGTTCAATGGTTCCTAAATCCAAAGCACCAACATGTAATGTTATTCCAGAAATATAACTGTTAGCCAATGATATGCTAGTTGCTACAGCATTGCCTCCTGGTATATACGCATTACCTATAGCTGATGATCCTGCCAAATTTGTAGTAACATTTGTTACATCAAAGAATGTAATAATAGGATAATTGTCTTGTGTAGTTAGGCCAGTGAAAGTGACTGTAGGGTTATATTTGATAATTGTTTTATCTGAACCAGCACCGACAATAGTAGTATAACTAGGAATATAAAGTGTGCGATTAGTATTGTAAATACCAGGAGGGATAGTTAACACTACACGTCTAGCTACCGCATCATGTGTTGATTGACCATAATTATCAACATCGCTGGCCTTTGTGCTGTTTCTATACAATTCATTTATGGTATGTTGCAAACTGTTTGTAGCATCCACATCAGGTTGTATATTAGAAGTAATGACAACACCAAAGTCATTGGTGTTTACATTGTCGTCGAGACGCTTTTGTATTGATCGTTGTACAACTTGTCCAGAAATAGTACTAGTTTGAATAGTAGAATCATCAACTTTGTATGTGTAAAAAATAGAGTTAATTAACCCTGCTTGGCTAGATAAATCATTAGTTGTCAGTATTTTGGTATTGCCAACGGCTGGTGCGCCTTCACCGACAGAGCCGTTACCAATGTATAATTCCTGGGTATCTATTGCCCAAGCCATTTCGCCGGATGCTAACTGTGGTAGCCCTGTACCTTGATTCGCTTGTCCGCGACGTATTTGAATTCTTGAAATTTGATAAACGGCCATCGAAAGATCCTCTTATCGTATATTTATGACTTGTTGGAGACAAAAAAGCCCTAGATAAACTAGGGCTTATATTTGAGTTAATAATATTAGGGTTTGCTATCGCCAAATGTCATTGATGTAGCTGGCCACACAACTGAATGTGCAATATTAACTGATGTTGGAGTGTCTGAACCGTATGTATTAACCGGACTCAAACGTTGAACAACTTTAGTTAATTCAGCGGCAACTGTAGTCGGGCTAACAATTCCTTCGTCAAAACGCACGTCTAGTACTACAGAAATAATATTCTTGCTACCACTAGTACTAGTAAAATAAGCTAATGGATTAATCTCTTTTACAATGGCTTCAATAACGCCATCTACTTTAGCATCGCTGCCGTAGCTGTCTTGGGCAGTTAAATCTACAGCTGAATCTGAGCTGTTAATAACATAGATATTGTACAAAGAACAATTTGGGGTATAAAGTGTTCCTGCTTTGGTGTTTGAGCCGTTAACTCTTTCGAATGGGGTAATTAGTGACATCGTCAATCTCCGTTTGTTTTATTTATCAAGTTAGAGCGTAGTATTGCTCGACCCTATCCCACCACTTGCCTTCCCAGTAGCTGAAATCTTGGGGTTTTAGAATAAACTCTTGATATACGGGCACATCAATCATTTCCAATTTTTCGTTCATCTTAGGGCTAACGCACATTAGGACCACGCCCTTGTGTATGTTAGTTCCATGTACTTCATTATGGGCCAGTGCATAAGCTGTTAGCTGTAGATAATAATCTTCAATCCACTCTTCTTTCTTGGGCTTGTTAGTTTGTTTGTAGTCAATAATGGATTCATCGTTTAAATGTAAACCGCAACCGTCAGTTGTCCCTGCATATAATCCTGGATAATATAACGGAACTTCTACCCCCCAGATTTCGTTTACATTACATAAGCCCTGTGATATAACAACTTGAGCCATAGCATGACTTTGTTTACTATAAGGATTAGTTCCTGGAGGTTGTATAGCACCTGTTTTAACATAGTCCTCTAAGAACTTGTGCATACGTGTACCACGTCCTGCAGCTTCAGTTACAATTTCTTGTGCTTTAACTTCGCCCACTCGACGTTTCCAAGCCATTAAGGCTTCCATCTTTTCTTTGGGTTTTGTTTTGTCAAGAATGGTAGTAACGCTAGGAACTTTACTGCCATCTGGTGTTGCATATAAACGCTTGCCTTCTACACTTTCTCTACTTATAGGTGTGTAGTTAAATCTTTCTTTGAGTAGGGTCATAGGACAATTATATAGTCTTAGATCCTAAAGGTCAATTATTTCATTGCTCGTTTTGTAGCGTTCATCGCGGCTTTGTCGATTAACTCAGGTTTTGGTTCGCCTTGCTCAGGTTTTGGTTCCTGCTCATCTGTAGAAACAACTACACCGTGGCCGTCAAAACGACTGACTAATTTTTTTAGAACAGGATCTGAATCCCAACGTGCGGCAAAGCGATCGTAGTCGATATCTGGACTACCATATTCCTTACCTAGTTGATTGATTGCATCCCACGTTAGTGGAGCCTGAATATGCTTGTTATTAGCATCGGCTTGTAAAGCCCTTAGTGTTAAAACTAAGGGGTCTACACTTTCACGGATTGTTTGAATTACTTTTTTTTTGAAGCTAATAACATGCCTAGTCGACGACTATAGTCGACGCTTTCACGTTTTTCTCTGCCTGCGGCTTCTGGAGCTGGGCCAGCTGCCATGTCTTCTGGAGCACCCATCTCTGGAGCACCCATCTCTGGAGCACCCATCTCGCCTTCTGCACCGCCCATAGCTGGCTCAGCACCCATTGTTGGTGCTTCACCGCCTGATACTAATGCTAGACCAGTTTGTAGACCTTGACGACTTGATTCTAATGCTGTGTAAACAGATTCTAGTGCTGGCTTAACTGCCTGTTCATATTTAGAAGCAACATCGCTTCCTAGTGTTTCTCTTATAGAGTCCATTAATTCTAAAAGCTGTTCAGCTTTTAATGTAGCTGTATCTTCTAGCCAACCAGTAACTTGGTCAACCATATCTTTAGTAGCCATAATTACTTTGGCTTTTTCTTCTTCGCCTTCTGCGAGATATACAATGTGGCGTGCCACACTTTCTTTTAGATCATATCTTGTTGTTAATTCTGCTTTTAGTTCTTGTTGATCTGTTTCGCCTAATTCGATACGTTCAATAGCTGAATCGATCCAGCTTTCAGGAACGCTATGATCCATAGCCTTTTTACGAATGCTAGCAAAATAAATTTCTTTACCTTTAGTTTCACCATACTGTTTTTTCATATTGGCCTTCATATCTGATTTGTCAAACTTTTTCTTCAATGTTTTCTCTTTGGCCTTGTCTTCAGGTTGCATTTCACGTTCCATAATTTCCTGATTTACGCAATCTAGCATAGCACGAGTTTTTTGATAATCTGTGTTCTTTTGCATACCTTCGTAGCTTTCGCTAACTTCAAACTGGCTAATTTTTGTACGTAGTTTATTACGTGCATCCTCTAGCTGTTCCGTGGTAAATTGCTCTAAGTTCAATTTATATCCGAACTTCTTTGCTAGGCTTTCGTTTAATGCCTTAGCTGTTACTTGTTTTGAAATTTCTCTAATTTGCATGGTGGTATCCCTAAGCTTCTATTGTATGTATTTATACGAAACTCCACTTAAACATCGTGGAAATCTTGTCCTTGAAATAGTCGGCACGTTCTTGACTGTACTCTATTCTATTCAATAAAACCAGATATTTTTCGTAATCTTTGGCTTTTTTGATGTTGTGTTTGTATATCTGATTGTCGCTGTAGCTAGCCCAATATTTGTTGTCTAAATGCTTAATTTCAAAGAACTTATTCAAATTTACTTTGCTATAGGCTTTTGCCGCCATTAGAGCTGTAGTTTTAAGATAAAATTCTTCTATAATTACACGACTGTTTTTATTGTAGATAACCCAATTGCCTATATCATTACGTTTGATATTAAACTCTTTGTAAGATATGCTACCGTCGGGCAACACGCTTATAGGTAGTGACT